TAGTCGTGTATTTCTTCTATACCTAAAATGTCACGGTGGGTAAATAAAAAGTCAATTAAAATAAACCGTTGTTCAGGAGTGCCTTTTAGGTCTATTGCCCGCCAGGTGGCATGTACTGACTTCTTTGGTGGGGTTGTCCCAACCATGTTTCTGTCGCTAAAAATGCCTATGTTTTTTACGCCGAAAAGGTAGCAACAGTAGTCCACAAACACTTTGGTGCCTTCACGTTTGGCGGCGTGTACAGCGTCTTTGTTGCCGGTATAGGGTCGACTAGTCATCGTCTTTATCCTTGTCTTTAGAGTCACGCAAACCATTTGCCGAAAGCAAACCCAGCAACCCACCCAGCAATACGGCAAAAGAACCCGAAACGATTTGAAGCATTTCGGTGTCATTGGGCGAGGGTTCCTGAGGCTGTACCACAAACACAAGTGAGTACAAAATTGCCACCATTGAAATGCCAAATACCATCGACAAAGTAATGCCAACCATAAAAACCAGTCGGGCTTTAATTTCGCTGTTTGTTAATCGTTTTTTCATGGTATGCACCTGGGCGCTTCGGGTTGTTCCACACAAGTGTTACGGGTTCTATCGCTACAACTGGTAACAACAAACATTAGGGCCACAGCAAAAGCGGCGACTACGGCGAGAGTTTTCATCAGGCGGACGGCCCTAGGTCTTCAACTAACAAGAACGCACGGGAAGTTGCACTGCGCACCAACAATGGGGTTCCAGTAGTTGACGATGTTCTAGCGGCGGCGTTCACGGTAAATGACCCAGCCGCAAGGGTGTCGGTAACATAGGAAACCGTAATGGCACCTTGAACTTTGACTGCCGCTGAAGTTGTGATAACACCCGACGACAGTTCAACACCACTGCCCACAGTTGCGTTCGTCCTAATTTGTAACGTAGTTGTACTGGCTGAGACTGTGCTGGTTTGTACTTCAGGCTCAAAATAGGTGACCCTGTAATAGCGGTTCGCAACCGCCGTAAATGTCACGGTTGTTAACGCCGTGTTTGTAGTGGTCAGCGTGTAATTACTTGACATCTGGGAAAGGCCCACAATGCCACGCCCAAACTTGTTTTGTTGACTTGCCGTCAGAATCGCTCCGCTAACAAAGTCAACATTGGGTGAAACGGCCATAATTGTTCTCCTTAAACTGCTGTTCCTACGCCTAAGCGTGAAGTGTCTAATATGCCAAAAGTTGTCGAATTAAGAATAAATGACTGGTAACTGTTTATGTTTGTCATTCCTAAAGTAAACCGTGTTTGTTCAGGTGTTGCACTGATAGAAATTTTGTCCGGGAAAAAGGTTTGAGTTACTGAAGCGCCACCTGGCACAGTCCAAGAAACATCACCAAAGTATTGCAACTCTATGTATCTTAATAAAAATGTGTTCAAAGCGGTGGCGTTTTGTGCAAGGTCTAAAATGCTTAAGTCAAGACTTAAACGGGTTGGGCTAATGTAATTGTTTGCCCACCATTCGGCTGATGAGTTAACTTTTTCAGTTTGTGTTGTAGTAGTTGTAAAACTTTTGACACCGTATTGAGCCGTAGAACCATTAGATTTTGTGGCAGTTGTCAAAGCACCCGTAACGGTCGCTTGGTTAAACCAGGTTGATTCTGAAGCCGCTTCGGAACGGTCAATGTTTGAGTAGGCAATTTGGGTTGCTGAACTTGTCCTACCAAAAGTGACATTGCCACCAGCAACCGACAAAATTAAATTGTCAAATTGTGACGGTGCATAATAATTGCTTGAGTAGTAATTACTAACAAAAATTCCGTGGTCACCCAAAATCACCTGTTGCATTTGGCTTTGAACATTGCCAGTAAAAGCACCAACAGCGAAATTGGTATCTGTTGTGCCATATAGAACAAACGGGTTTGTATATAAACCGTCATTTGTTACTAATTCCGATAATTCTTGTAGTTGATTATTTGCGGCAACAAAAGTTGTGGTTGTTTCCTGATTGCCTGCAAGAGTGAAACCGTCAACACAAGTAACAACACAAGTTGACATATTCCCGTTACCAGGGTTGTCGTTAAAATCACGGGTTAAGACGACACCATAAAAAGCCGTGGTATTAGAGTTATTTTCAAAAATTTCAATGGTTCTGTTTATATCAAAAAAGTCTGACTGCTCATCATCGTTTCGAATTGTAAAAGTGGCGACACGGCCCTGATAAGGCGAAACAAAAGTGTCACGGCCCCAAGAAACATTAAAATTTAAAACATATGATGTTAAATCAACAGCGTCTTTAGGTCGCCATATTTTCCAATCACATTTTGCCATTACATTGTCCGAGTGTTAACAGGTACAGGGCCGATAGTTCTCACATAGGTTTGTAACGCTTTAACAACCTGCATGGGGTCGCCGCCGTTCACATTTATAGTTACGGTGTTACCGCCAGCCATACCACCACCACGGTTTAAAGGTATGACTGCTTCAGGCCCCCGTTCACCAATAAGGGCCAAGGTGGGACTGGTCACAATTCCCCCGTCGCCTAACACGGGTATGTCGGGTACATCGAATCCTTTGCCACCTAACGGCGGTGGTAGCCAACTGGGCGTCTTAAACGACAGTTTGCCTATCGTGTTATTCCACAGCCAAGCGACCATCCTAAACGCCGCTTTAAACGGTGCTGAAATGACATCGGCAACAAAGCCCATAGTTGCTTTAATACCTTTATAAATCAGGCTAAATACGTCCATGATGTCGTCTTTGAACTTGACCACAAACGCTATAGCCATGCCAAACGGGCCAGTGATAATTGCTAGCAATAACGGCCAGTTTTGTTTTGCCCAATTAAACACAAATTTGATAGCGCCCCACACGGCGTCAAAGCCAATTTTGATACCGTCAATAGCCTTACCAAAAATATTAAACTTGACCTGTAAAGCAACCAAAGCGGCAATGATAGCAATAATGACAATGGCACCAGTAGCCACCCAAAGGGCGGTAAATGAGGCGGCCGTGACAGCGTTAATAGCGGCGGTTACAGCACTAACAGCGGCCCATGCCGCCATAGCCGCATTAGTTAAAACAACAGCGGCGGCAATGCCACCAATAACAGCGCCCAGGGTGACAACTAAACCAACATTGTTTTTAATCCATGTACCCATGGCTGTTAAAGCAGGTAAAAGTTTTTGAACTATTGGCAACACGGCGGCACCAATAGACTCTTTTAATTCGCCCATTTGAATACTAAACGATTTCATTTTGCCTGAAGCGGTGTTGGCTGAAGTCGAAGCGGCACCCTTAAAAGTTTTGCCTAATGCGGCAAAAACTTCATCAGTCGTAGCGCCATTTTTAATCAGGCTTGCCAGGGCTGGGTCAAGTTTCTTTAGTGGCCCCAGTTGGCCGTTAAACGCTTTTGACAAAGCGTCAGATACAGCGCCCAAGTCTTTACCTGTACCGGCAGAAATATCTAGCGCCAAAGTCATCAACTCTTGGGCTTTGGTGACATCGCGAGTGCCACGGACAAGTTTGTCCATTGCTGGCCGTAACTCATCGTCGGACACGGCGGCCGCAATACTGGTTTTGGTTATGAAATCTTCAACCGATTTTATTTGGGCGTCAGTAGCGCCCGTAGTGTTTCTTAGGCTGGTGGCAAGTAGTTGGGCGGCCTTGTCATCTTCCATAAACGCTTTCACGGCGTCAAATGCGACAACAGCCAAACCACCTATGGCGGCGGCGGCAGGTAGGGCGGCTTTCTTAATAGCAAACTGGGCTTTAGCGCCAGCGCCTTCTAACTTCTTAAATTCTCGTATGGCACTGTCAATGCCTTTACTGTTGAATTCTGACAGAATAGGAATTGAGATAGCCATTAAAACACCTTCAAATTCTTGTTGGCTTCGGCCATAACACCGTCAACAACTTTTTGTACTTCGGTTGTCAGGGCAACTATTTTTGCCTCAAATACTGGCCAGATAACACGGCTGGCAGAACGCCCAAACTTAGTGCTAAACGCTGTACCTAACGGGTTGTTGTTGGCACGGCCTGCAATGTCAAAGATTGCGGCGGCAGGGTTCTTTTGCATGACCGAAAAAGCGGCGCCCTGTTTCTTATTGTTGACACGAACACCTACGCCTCGAACAGCGTTAGAAGCTGACAACGGGAACACTTGGCGGCCACCTGGCGACCAGTTGCGTTTTGTGCCACTAGGAAAACGGTTGTCGTCATAGTTTGCCTTCATGGCGTCGGTCATCGGCTTAGCGATTTCTTTCATGTTTGCCACGTACGCTTTGCGGAAACCAGGTTCAACTTTGTTCAAGTATTTAACAGCGTCTTTGACACCATTAACTTGAAGAGTCAAATCGGTTGTCATCGCTGTTTTCTGCTTTCGTTTATGACTTTAATGACCGTCGCTAGGTCATTATTGTCAAACTCTACTTGCTGGGGCCAGTACCCTGTCGCTACTAAAACTTGGGCTAGTGCGTTTCGGTAGGTACTGGCACCGTAGGGCGGTCTGGCTCATCGTTGACCACTTCGAGCAACACCAGCTTCTTAATGAAATCGTCCATAACGACCGGCACGGTCACATTGTGTTGCATGCATGCCTGGTGTGCTAGATACGCCAAATCTTCAATGCCTATACCGCTGGCCATGTCGCTGGCTTTGCGTTTAAATTTGCGTTCCCATGAAACAATGGTGAAAAGGTTGGTGCTTACTTCTACAGGGCCTTCGCCCTGGTCGACTCTAAGTGTTAGTTGCATGTCGGGCCTTTGCTGTTGTAGTTATGTCAGGAAACAATGGTGGAAAGAACGCCACCCTTAAAAGTAATTGAAATGGTTGACAGCTCGCCCATGGTCGCATTGATTACGGGCAGACTTTCAAGATAAGCGCCCACCAATTCAAAGCGTGGTTCTGTGGCACTAGCTGTGGTCAAGCCTGCAACAGTGTTTGAAACTTTCACGGTGGTGGTGGTGCCAACTAGAGCTGCAAGTGTTGCGTAAGTTTCGGTGGCGGCGTAACTCATGTACAAATCAAGCGTGATTTCTTGATTGTAAAGACCAGCAACAAACACACGGCTGGTGGAACCAAACGCTGTTGATTCGAGGGCTTCGGCCATGTTCGTGACGGTTGCGCTGGTGCATTGGTCGGTCAAAGAAACGCTGTTAACCATTACGCCTGGGTTGGAAAGGTATGTCGAAGTTGCCATGAGGTTTAATCCTTCTTTGTGTGTGCTTTAGTTTTAGCAGATTTTGGGGTGGGCTTGTCGCTAACAATTTCGTCAGATTCAATGAACCCGTGAGCTAGTAACGCTTCAATGTTTGTACCGGCACCAGGCACAAATTCTGCGCCTACTGTTCCGATCTTGTCGCTAATAATTGTGTATTTCATGTTCAACCTGCTTGTGCTTGTACGTCAATGGATAGGTCATATGCGGCAAAAGTCTGGCCACCAATCGGGATATACCCAGGGCGCCCAGATTTCACGGCGACATTCTTTGCTAGGACCTTCGCACACATGTCTAAAACGTTGCGTAAGCCGTCCAAATTGCCTGGCCCTAGTGTTACTACTTTTACCGAAAAATTCATGGTAACGATGTTGTAGTTAAAGCAATCAAAACTGGGTGCGTCAATGAACACGCACGGTGGGTTGATTTTTTCAGGGTCAAATACGACCCGTAAACCTGTAATGGTTGCAAGGGTTGTTGCTAGGTCGTCTATCGACTCATTGAACAGGTCGGTGTAGACAGTCATTAGGCAACCGCAGGCCGTGGGATACCAGCCAGTTGTTTGATTAACGGCGACAGGCCTGACACGGTAGCGGTTCCCATATCGCTAAAACTTGCGAATTGGTCTATGGCGCCACGTTGCCTGTAAATCGAGCCCCCCATCATTATGGTCGCCAGCTCTACGTCACCGCTTGGGGCCGTAGTCAAAGAGTCCGTATACCCTGACTCTTGACGTCTACGAAAAATGAAGTTGTTGGCGCTTGAAGCACATTGAGCCAAGAAAGCGGTTTCGTCAACACTTGCCAAAGCAATGCCTAGCCAAGTGCCAATCTGTGTGCCGGTCACCCAGGTGCAGGTTTCGGTGTAAGTCAGGGTGCCTTGCGGTATTGCAGCTGTGCGGTCAAGGTTGTCGCCTGCGTCATAAAACAACACCTGGTTAGGTATCGGGTAGTTGTAATCAAATGTTAGATCGCCTGTACTGGTTACGCCCGTGAACAGGTATTCGGGTATGGCGTAAACATTGTGCGTACCGTTCAAACCGTGGCCTAAGCCAGCAAGCGTAAACGGTAAGCCCAAATTTAGTTCGGGTTCCGTCAATGTTTGAACCACAGCGTAATCGTCTAAACGCTGGTGGAATATGACTTGATAAACAGCCATGGGCGGCTAACCGCCTTTCGACTAAGCCTGGGTGATCTTGCGAATCATGCTTGAGTTAGCAGCAAACACTGCTGCATAACCGAACATGCTCATGGTGCGTGACACGGTGCTGGGGTTCTCAACCGAAAGCAGGCCACGGTCAGCACGGTAAATTTCGTAAGCGTTGGCGTTAAAAATCACCATGGTCTTAGCGGCAAAATTCTTGTCAACGATGATCTGCAAGCCAAGTGGGTTGGCGTTTTGGAAAGCGTTTACGCCACCAGCACCAATGGTGTTGAAAGCGTTGAGTTGTCCGCCCGTGTAACCAAAACT